CTTGTGAGGTTCACGGATGAGAAGTTTTTTCCTGGCGGTTGCGATGATTTGCGGCGGCGTTGCCCTGGCTGACCAGTTCGTCGTCACGACGACGATCACGACAGCGCAGGAGGACGCCCAGACGATGGCTCGCACGGGCGTGTTGCGTCACTGCGGACGCGCGGGCGGCCGGCGAGAGGGTATCGGCATGGGGCCGACGCCACAGGCGGCAGAGCGAAACTGCTGCTTCTACGGACGCTACAGGATCGTCGAGAAGGGCGTCGCATGGTCGCCCGTCAAGCGTGCCTACTTCGCGGTGATTCGCTACGAGTGATCACGTTTGTCGTACAGGGCGAGCCCGTCCCGCAGCCGAGGCCGCGCGTCTCGACTCGGGGCGGGTTCGCTCGTGCGTATGTGCCATCGACGCACCCAGTTCACGCCTACCGCCAGAGGATCGCCGCAGAGGCCACCAAGGCGGGACTAGAGCCGCAAAGCGAGCCAGTCGAGGTAATCGTCGAAGCGGTCTTTGTGCGGCCCAAATCGCACATGACGAAGAAGGGTGTGAAGCCAACAGCACCGAAGTTGCCGCGACCAGACGTGGACAACATCGCAAAGGCGATCCTTGATTCGCTTCAGGACGTGATGGGCGACGACACAAACGTCAGGCTGTTGACTGTTGGGAAAGCATATGGAAACGAATCACGAACAACAGTGAGCGTGAAGTGCGAAAAGCCCTAGAAAACAAGGGCGAAACGTATGCGATATGCGAAAAACACGGGGAAAACGCTACATTGCCAAAATGGCACCCCCAGATATGGGGGCAGATCAAAAGGTACTTCCGGCGAAATCGACGGGAAGCCTCCACGGCGAGCCTCCCAATTATGACACTTTCTTTCTTTCTTCCGCCCCCTTCGGAGCCCCTGTAGATCATGAAAATCCGCGACAGAATCCGCGAACTTCGCCGCGTCTCTGCGTCTGAATTGCGGCCAAACCCGAAGAATTGGCGGACGCACCCGCAGGCCCAGGCGGACGCCCTCAAGGGGGTGCTCGCCGAGGTGGGCATCGCTGACGCCGTGCTGGCCCGCGAGCTCGAAGACGGCTCGCTGATGCTCCTCGACGGGCATCTACGGGTCGAGACGATGGGCGACCAGATCCTCCCGGTGCTCGTGCTCGACGTTGACGAGGCCGAGGGCGACAAGGTGCTCGCCACGCTCGACCCGCTGGCTGCGATGGCTGAATCGGACGCGGCGAAACTCGACGCCATCCTCCGCGAAGTTGACACCGGCTCGCCTGAATTGCAGCAGATGCTTTCAGACTTGGCGGAGGACGCTGGGCTGTATCAGGACGAGGCGCAGGAGATCGTCGAGGACGAGGTGCTTGAGCCGCCAGCGGATCCGATCACGAAGCCGGGCGACCTGTGGGTTCTCGGAGAGCATCGCCTGCTCTGCGGCGACTCGACGAAGGCGGAGGATGTGGAGCGGCTGATGGCGGGGGCGAAGGCTGATCTGTGCCTGACAGACCCGCCGTACGGGCTTGGAGACACCACCAGCGACAAAAACAACTACAACGAATACGACGACACCAGAATCAATCTCATCAAGACGATCAGCGGTTTCTTCCCACTTGCAAAGAGTGTCGCAAAGTGCGTCGTGTTCACGCCCGGAAACGGCAACACATCGCTCTATGAATCGCCAACTTGGACAATGGCATGGTTCACGCCTGCGGGTGTTGGAAGAGGGCCGTGGGGCTTCTGTTGCTGGCAGCCGATTCTTTGCTATGGCAAAGACCCAAAGCTGGCAAAGGGCAAAGGATGCCACCCGGACGCTCTGACTCATACGGAAGCGTCAGAGAAACTTGGACACCCCTGCACGAAACCAATCAAGTTGTGGTGCTGGCTAATGGAGAGAACTAGCGAAAAAGGCGAGACAATCTATGAGCCATTTGGCGGTTCCGGCACCACGCTGATAGCCGCCGAGCAACTCGGCCGCAAGTGCTACGGGATGGAGATCAGCCCGGCGTACTGTGACGTTATCGTGAAGCGGTGGGAGACGCTGACCGGCAAGAAGGCAGAACTGGAAACGCCCGCCAAGAAGTCGAAGGCGAAATAACGCATGGCGGAGGACCGCCTCCAGAAAGCCGCCGCAGCCGAGAAAAAACTGCGGGAGCAGTTGAAGGACGTTCGTGCCATTCGCCGCCGGTTGGGCGGTGATCGCGACGCCTACGATTCCCACAAGGACCGGATGACCGAGCGGTCGGCTCGGATGTCGGAGGCGGGCCGGGACATCGGCGAGATCCCGCAGGTTGCCGATCAGCCTCGACGCGATGCGTGCCGGGCAAACTTCCGGCTCTTCTGTGAGACATACGGGAAAGAGGCGTTCGTCCTTGCATGGTCGCCAGACCATCTGCTCGCCATAGCCAAGATCGAGGCAGCCGTTCTCCGTGGCGAGTTGTTCGCCTTTGCCATGCCTCGCGGAAGTGGAAAGTCGACCATGTGCGAGTGGGCCTGCCTGTGGGCGATCCTATACGGCCATTCGTCGTTTGTGATGCTGATCGGGGCGGACGCTGCCATCGCTCAATCCCAACTCGACAGCATCAAGGCCCAGGTTGAAACGAACGAGCTTCTCGCGGCTGATTTCCCCGAGGCGATCTATCCAATCCAGCGGCTCGACCGTATCGCCCAGCGGGCGCACGGGCAGACCTATAAGGGCAAGCCCACGTCGATTGAGTGGACTTCTGACACCGTGACGATGCCGTGGATTCCCGGCTCTCCCTGTGCCGGTGCGGCGATCCGGGTGGCTGGCATCACTGGGAGAATCCGAGGCATTAAGCACACGCGACCAGACGGCAAGTCGGTGCGTCCCTCGCTGGTGCTGATCGACGATTGTCAGACCGATGAATCGGCCTCGTCGCCTGCCCAGGTGCATACGCGGGAAAAGATCCTCTCCGGTGCGATCCTTGGCCTCGCCGGGCCGGGGGCGAAGATCAGCGGTCTCGCCACGATCACGGTCATCCGCCCCGACGACCTGGCCGACCGACTACTCGACCGGGCGAAGCATCCGGCATGGCAGGGCGAGCGGACGAAGCTCGTCTACGAGTGGCCGACCGCAGAGGATCTCTGGAGCCAGTACGCCGAGTTGCGGCGCGAGGGCCAGCGGAACGGCACTGGCACCGGGGCGGCAGACGACCACTACCGGCAGAACCAAACGGCGATGGACGCCGGCGCTCGCGTGGCGTGGCCCGAGCGAAAGAACGAAGACGAGCTCTCCGCGATCCAGCACGCTTGGAATCTGCGGATTGACCGTGGAGAGTCGGCGTTTCTGGCTGAGTACCAAAACACGCCGATCGCCGACGACATAGCGAGCGACAAGCTCGACAAGCGGAGCCTCGCCCTGCGGGCCACGACATTGGAGCGTGGGAAAATCCCACTCGACCACCAGACGCTAACGGCGTTTGTCGACGTGCAGGAGAAACTCCTCTTCTGGCTCGTCGCCTCGTGGAATCAGTCGTTCGGCGGTCACGTCGTGGCCTACGGCACCTTCCCTGACCAGGCTTCGTCGTTCTTTGAGGCGAAGCACGCCAAACGGACGCTCGCCCAGGCGGCGAAGGGGGCGGGCTTCGAGGCGTCGCTTCACGCCGGTCTGGAGTCGGTCTCTCAGTTGCTCATGGGCCGCGACTGGAAGCGTGAGGACGGGGCGGCGATGCGGATCTCGCAAATGCTCATCGACGCCAACTGGGGGCAGAGCACCGGGACGATCCGCACCTTCTGCCGGCGGTCGGCGTTTGCTGGGGCGATCCTGCCGAGCCACGGCAAAGGCATCGGCGCATCGAGCCAGCCGATCGGCGAAAAGAAAAGCCGTGGCGACCGCATCGGGCTCAACTGGAAGGTCGGGCAGATTTCCGAGGGGCAGCGGTCGTGCCTCTACGACACGAACTTCTACAAGACCTTCGTCGCGGCTCGCCTGCGGTTGCAGATGGGCGACCCCGAGGCGATCGCGTTCCACGCCGGGCAGCACGACCTCCTATTCGAGCACCTGACGAGCGAATACCCGGTGAGGACCGAGGCCCGTGGCCGGGTGGTCGATGAGTGGAAGATGGCGGGCCGGGATAACCACTGGCTCGACTGCCTCGTCGGCTCTGCGGTCGCGGCGTCGATTGCGGGCGTCCATCCGATTGCCACGGAGGCTGGCGGGCGGCAGCGTAAGAAGGTGACGCTTCCCAGCGGGCCGGGCGGGAAAAAGATCATTACGCTCAAGAAGCTCGGAACTTGACAGCGTTGCCATGCTGCGAGGATGCCAAGCATCCTCCTGACCACCGTTGACGGCATGGAGCCGCAAGACGCTCTCGCCATCTGCTACCGGCTCACGAAGCCGGGGAGCGACTTCAATCTCGAAGTGCGGCGGATTCTCGACGGCAACGGCTCGTCTGACACGCCGATTGCCTTATGGCACGAGGACGGAGCATTGCTCGGGTGGGCGTGCTCGCACGTCTGGAATAACCATCAGACGCTTGAGATGTTCACGGGCGAGCGGCACCGTGGGCGCGGCATAGCCACGGCGCTATCGGCGTTTCTCTTGGGTGCTGGCGTGATCGACGGCGCGGAGGAGCTCGCGGTCTTCTCGCCCGTGACGGCCGACATTGCCCGGCGACTGGGCGTCGTGGAGGTCAGCCTCTACGAGCGTCGTGACGGGGAGTGGTCGCTGGTCTGAGCCTAGACCCCCTACGGTCTACCCCCTGTGTCGGTCTACCGTCGCTGTTATGAGCGACGAAGTATCCAACAAGCTCGCCGAAGCCGCAGTCGGCCCGAAGCGCGTCCGCACCGACGCGGGCGAGGTCGAGGCCCACGATCTCGATCAGATCATCGAGGCCGACAAGTACCTCGCCGCCAAGGCTGCGGCGTCATCGACCAACAAGCATCGCGGGCTCCGCTTCAATCGCATCATCCCTCCGGGGACCATCTGAGTGGCGTTTCTCGACCTGTTCCGAGGCAAGCAGACGCCCCGTCCGGCGGTGGTTCCGGTGGTCCGTGCGCGTTACGACGCTGCCAGTGCGGGCGACGACTACAAGCACTGGGCCAACTCCGACGCATTCTCGGCGGACGCTGCCCTGTCGCCACCCGTGCGGCGCACTTTGCGCAACCGGGCAAGGTACGAACGCGCAAATAACTCCTACCTCGCTGGCATCTCGTCAACGCTCGCCTGCGACCTCATCGGCACCGGACCCCGGCTGCAACTCGACACGGGCGACGCGGAAGCGGATCGGCTCGTCGAGCGGCTTTTCTTCGACTGGGGCTGGACGATCGACCTGCCCGCCAAGTTGCGGACGATGCGGGAAGCCCTGGTCGTCGACGGCGAAGCGTTCGCGCTCATGGTCACGAATCCCCGGCTCGACGGCGTAACGCTCGACGTGCGGCTCGTCGAGGCCGAGATGGTGGCGACGCCGACAGAGCTCATGGCATCGACGATCACGCCCGAGGGTAACACGGTCGACGGCGTCGAGTTCGACCAGATCGGCAACGTCGTCGCCTATCAAGTCTTGAACTTCCACCCCGGCTCGAACTTCCGCGTCAACACGCTTGAGTTTCAGCGGGTTCCGGCGGCGCAGATGGTGCATTGGTTCAAGCCCTCGCGGCCGGGCCAGCATCGCGGCGTACCCGAGGTCGCCCCGGCTCTGAAGTTGTTCGGCCAACTCCGTCGCTACACCGAGGCGGTCATCGCCGCTGCGGAGACGGCGGCCGACCTGGCTGCGTTCATCCACAGCAACTCACCGGCTGCGGAGGTCGACGAGGTCGAGTCGTTCGCGGCTCTGGAGATCAGCAAGCGGACGCTGACCACGCTGCCCGAAGGCTGGGATATTTCGCAGTTGAAGGCCGAGCAGCCGACGAGCACCTACAAGGATTTCAAGACCGAGATCCTCAACGAAATCTTCCGCTGCCTCCAGATTCCATTCAACGTTGGGGCTCTGAATTCGTCGTCCTACAACTACGCCAGCGGTCGCATGGATCACCAGGTCTATGCGATGACGCAGCGCGTAGAGCGTGACCAGATCGAGCGGACGATGCTTGATCGCCTGCTCTCGGCATGGGTCAACGAGGCCGCGCTCGCGGGCCTGCTGCCTGCCGGGATGCCGCCGTTCTCCGAGTGGAATTGGGGCTGGGTCTGGGACGGCAAAGATCACGTCGACCCGGCGAAGGAAGCCAACGCCGCCGAGACAAGGTTGAGGACGCACACGACCACGCTCGCCGCCGAGTACGCGCGGCAGGGCAAGCGGTGGGACGTTGAACTGCGGCAGCGTGCGGCCGAGATCGCTCTCCAGAAGGAGCTCGGTCTCTTCGTCGACTTCACGCCGGAAGTGAATTACGGCGGCACGCTCGACGAGAACGGCGACCCAGAGGGGGCCGACGCATGAACGAATACGACGACCTCGACGACACATTCGACCTCGTGGAGTTCCTATGAGCAGCATCAAGCTCGATACTCAGGTGACGTTTCTCCAGGCGGCTGACGGCGAGTCCGCGCCGGGGCCGAAGAAGTTCCGCATCGTGGCCTACACCGGCGCGCCGATTCGGCAGGGGTGGAGCCGCGAGCCGGTCGTGATCGACCTCGCGGGCATGACGCTCCCGAGCACGATCCCGATTGTGATCGGCCACGACTACGCCCTCGGGTCGATCCTCGGCCAAGGCGTGCCGAGCGTGCAGGGCGGGCAACTCATCGTCGAAGGCGAAATCCTCGCCGACAGCGAGAACGCTCGCCAAGTGCTCGCCCTCGCCGAGAAGGGCTACCAGTGGCAAGCCAGCGTCGGTGCCGATGTCGGTCGGCATCTGAAGTTTGGCGAAGACCAGGCCACCACCGCAAACGGGCAGTCCCACGTCGGGCCTGTTCGCATCGTCCGGGCTTCGACCCTCCGCGAAACGTCATTCGTGACGCTCGGGGCGGATCGCAGCACGGCTGTCTCAATCGCCGCCGAAGAGGTGGTAGAGGAGTCTTCTATGGCGCACGACGCCAGCGAAACGCCCATCGAGGAGCCCGTCGTGGCTGCTGCGGTGGAAGCCCCGGCGAGCGTCGCCGTGGAAGCCCCCAAGGTCGAAGCCGGTTCGAGCGACGAGCTCAAGGCCCAGATCGAAGCCCTTACCCAGAAGGTTTCCAACATGGAAAAGCTCACCGCTACCCGCGACGAGCGTCCGGCCGCTCCGGCCGTTCACGTCTCCAAGGCTCCTGAGAACCAGGCGGCCGTGATCGAGGCTTCGTTCGCCCTCCAGGGCGGCCTGCCGCAGATCGAGAAGTTCTACGACGCCAAGACCCTCGAAGCGGCTGCCAAGGTGCAGCGGTCGACGAGCCTCGGCGAAGTGCTGGTCGCTGCGGCCGAGGCCAACGGTTACGACGGCCCGCGCCGCCTGACCGCCTCGACGCTGCGTCCCATCATGCAGGCCGCGTGGGCGACCCACTCGATCGCCGGCATCCTGTCGTCGACCGTCAACAAGTTCCTCCTCGCCGGTTTCAACGGCGTCGAGAGCTCGTGGCGTTCGGTCTCTTCGGTGCGTTCGGTCAACGACTTCAAGACGATGACCAGCTACCGGCTCAACGGCGGCATGAAGTTCGAGAAGGTCGCCAACGGTGGCGAGCTCAAGAACGCCGCTGCGAGCGACGAGAGCCGCACGATCTCGGCCGATACCTACGGGATCATGACGAGCGTGACCCGCACCGACCTCATCAACGATGATCTCGGTGCTCTGACCGCTGTCCCGCAGCGGATCGGTCGTGGTGGCGCTCTCGCCCTCAACGACGCCTTCTGGACTGAGTTCCAGGCGGGCCACGGCTCGTGGTACACGTCGGGCCGGGGCAACCTGGAGTCGACGGCTGGCGCGCTCTCGCTCGCCAACCTGAAGAAGCTCGCGACCCGGTTCCGCAAGCTCAAGGACCCTGACGGCAACCCGGTCGCGGTTGATCCCCGCGTCCTGCTCGT